AAGCCAAACGCTGTAGCCAAGAGATTATGGAACTATCATGCCAGACCTAAACTCAGACCTTGATGATGCCCTAGAGCCTATAATAAGATTCTTACAATCTGCTCTAAGGACTACCATCGAAGGCCACTTAGTCCGTGCCTATATTCAAGGTGACAAAGAACTGATTTACTGGGGCATAACAAAGGGCGGCATCCCGATAGCCTATGAGGGACCGCCCTCTGAGCAGGCTATAAAGTGGGCTAGGGATTACTGTGCCAAAATGGTGACTAAGATGGATGATGAGACCAAAACCAGACTGGCAAAAGCGGTAGCTGATGCGATAGAGAATAAGCGTGGCGTCCCCGGGCTGGCAAAGAATATACGAGAAGAGTTTGCCGACATGACCCGCTACCGCTCACAGATGATAGCGCGCACAGAGACGGCAAAGGCTCTAGGTGAAGGCTCCCATCAGAGAATGAAAGAGATGGGCATTGAATATCACGAGTGGGTCAGAACAAGCGGCTATGATTGCGATGTGTGCGAAGACAACGAGAACGCCGGCATAATTCCAATAGATGATGCCTTCCCCAGCGGAGATATGACTCCTCCTTCACATCCTAACTGTATGTGTGTGGTATCGCCAGCGAGGAAATAATGGAGAAGCTTGACATCATAGACCCCAAGAGAGTAGAATTGCAGGGATACATTGAGAAGATTCCCTGGAAGAAATTTATTAACTATGGGTCAGTCAAAATTATGATTCAAAATGGCAAAGCGGTATTGATTACTTTGGAAGAAACTGTTAAAATGTTAGATAGAGCGTAAAAGCTCGGTAAAAAAGCTGAATGGAACAACCATAGGCGAAAGTCTGTGGTTGTTTTTTTATGCCTTATACGACAGCTAACCCACCAAGCGCAGTCAAGGGACTTCCCTCCCATGCTATTGAGATATATGTGGCTGCCTTCAATTCCGCTTTAGAGCAGTACAAAGATGAAGGCAAGGCCGCCGCGACTGCATGGGCGGCAGTCAAAACCAAATATAAGAAAAATGAACAGGGCGACTGGGTCGCGAAGGAGGCAAGTGTGATTGATGAATTGAAATCAAAGCACTCTGAGATAATTCAAGAGCTAGGCCGGCGCAATGCTAGTGCTGATGCTGGGCGCATCAAAAAGATAATGGAACTCTGCCAAGAACTTCTGTCCAGCGAGCCGACTGAAGAGAAAACTACTGAAGCTCTGAAGGAATCCGACTCTGTTCTAGCCTGGTTAAGAGAACAGCCGATTGTCAAAACCGAAGATAGTGTTCAATTCCCTGCGGCCGCTTATGCTTATGTGCCCGATTCTCAAAACCCCTCTACTTGGAGATTGAGACTATGGGAATCTGTAAAGTCCACCAAGAAACAGTTGGACAGAGCATCGGCCTATTTGAGCCCAGGCGGATTTGCAGGTGAGCGGATAAATCTTACTTCTATTGCCTTATCAGAAACCAAGCGCAGAATCCGCTCTGAATATAGAAAACTCGGTATTGAAGAAGATATGCCCCGATGGGTAAAGGAGGCTGAATTGAGAACTTATCTCCGTGAATCAATAGAAATTCCAATCGAGGAAGTTAATAGAGAGAATCTATCTAAAGGTGTTCTTCCTGTTAGATTCCTGCGTCCAGGATTTAATGAAGGCAAGACTCGATATTATACCGAGGCTGCACTTGCTGATGCCTGTACTGTCCTTGATGGTATGCAAATGTTTGCAAATCATCAGACAGAGGCAGAGGCTAGAGAACGCCCCGAAGGTGATATACGAGATTGGGTTGCTGTTCTTGAGACAAAAGGAGTTTCCCAGAAAGGTAATGCCATAGGTGCATCTCTTATACATGCTCCCTGGTTCAAAGAAATGGTGAATGGTCTTTATGAGCAGGGGACTCTAAACAAATTGGGCGTATCGATAAATGCTATTGGTAAAGGTGTCAAAGGTACTATTGATGGGGTCGAAACACTGGTTATAGAAGCAATAACTGGTGGACGTTCAGTAGACTTTGTAACTTTGCCTGGAGCAGGTGGAGTTGCTGGATTGAGAGAAGCAATTCAATTAACTGAAGCTGACAATAAGTTAGCAGAGATAGATGTGGACTTAATTAGTTTAGCAACTCTCAGAGAACATCGACCTGACTTAGTGAAGGAAATCGAGACTTTAACTAAAAATACCTTATTGAAGGAGGTCAAAAAGACTATGGAACTTGAAGAGGAAAACAAAACTCTGAAAGAAGCAAATGCAACCTTAACCACAGAGAATGAAACTCTCAAAACAGAAAAAGAGACCGCTGAGAAGGCGAAACTTTTAGCTGAAACCAAAGCCACTGTTGAGGCGGCTGTTGGCAAGGCGGAATTGCCCGAACCAGCAAAGGCTCGCATTCTGGAGAGGTTCAAGGATGCTGAGAAGGCCGATGGGCTTGAAGAGGCAATAACAGCCGAGCAAACCTACATAGCCGCCATAAGCGAGGCGGGAAGAGTCAAAGGTCTGGGTGGGGGCAGTCCTGAAGATGATGGCGATAAAGCTCTAGCCAAAGCTCTCAGGGAAGCAAACCCGACCTGGACAGAGAAACAAGTCGAAATCGCCGTTAGAGGGCGATAATTAAAGAAGGAGGTACAAAAATATGTGTCCAGCTATATATTATGCAACTGGTAAAACTGCTGGAGATCAAGGCTCCAGCGACTTAGAAGGCAGACATATCCAAATTGAAGAAAGTCTGCTAATCCATCCTTATCATTCCGATGGTTTGGTTGATAAGGGAGACCCAGTAATTGTTGGAAACCCCGCATTAGGTTCTTGTGCTGTTGGTGTCGCATTTACGAGTGCGGTAGCCGCAACCGATTCCATCACCATAGACACTGAGGGGATTTGGTTCCTGAATGTCCTGGGCAAAGAATCAGACGGCACTATCGATGGGCACGCTCATGCCCTAGCTTTGGGCGACCCTGTCTATATCGCAAGAGAGGCTGCAACTTCGGGAGCACCCTATATTCTCTCAGGCGAAGACGACCCAGCGGATTTCTTGCCGTTTGGTTATGTCCTGGGTGATGTTACCAGTAGCCTAACTGTCCCGACCCTTGTGGCAGTCAAGGTTCACTGGAATCCGAACTATCTGGAGAGCATCAATGTTGGTAGCCTTAGTCTTAATACGCAGACTCAGGTTCAAACCGTTGATAACCTTGAACTCGATATAGCAACCTTGAGGGCTGGTGGCGAAACCCAAGAGTCCTGGGGACTAGAGTATGCCTGGATGAAGTGCTTTATCGGCCTTGCCAATGCACTACATGCCGATGAAGACATGTGTGGTATCTACATCCGGCTTGAGGATGACACGGCTTCGACAGGTGGCGACCTTTTTGCTGGGCGATTCCAGACTCACGTAAGTCATGCCAGCACTCATACTCGGATTTATGGACTGTATGTGGCCATTTCCAACGAAGTCTCTACCGTCATCTCAGAATCGTTTGGAATTGCGATTGCTATGGGCGGCGCAGGTTGCGCTCCAGCAATACAATCGGCAATTCAGATAATGGGCGATGGCACTCTGGGTGGAGTCCAGAGTTGGTTCCAGACAGAGATTGGCAGAGGTGCTGGTCTCAAAGCTAACGTTGCCGCAGTTGGCAATACAGTATTTGAAATCCCAATCAATGTAAATGGGACAAAATATTGTATTCCAGTAATCGCTTGGGCATAAGGAGTTGAAGTGAAGATTGAAATAACTGGCGACCCAGTAATCGATAACCTGAAGAGCCGGAAGGAAACAACCGTCTCTAAAATTCAGGAGTTGGCTTATAAGCGACTTCAGCTGACCAGACAAGTCGAGGAAATCGACAAGTTTATCGGTCAACTCGAGGGCGCTTCAGTGGCCAATGAACTGGTACAGAAGGATATTGATTCACGGAGAGCTATAACCCAAGCACAAAAAGAGGCAGACGAAAAGAAAACTGCCGAAAAAGTAACAAAGAAGGAGGTTCAATAATATGGAACTTATGAAGTTAATGGAAGGATGGGATGGCTACCATGCCATCTCTGAGATAAAAAAGCCTGAAGATTGGAAACAGCGGCTTGCCAAAGTTCAAGAAGTGCTTTCCAACGCTTCAAGGTTGCCTCAGTGGAAGGCTGAATATGTGATAAGGGAAGCTATGACCACATCGGACTTTCCTTTGCTGTTCGCCGATGTCACTGACAGGCAAGTGTTAGCGGCTTACCAAGCCATCGAACCTGTCTGGAAACAGTACATGCGGATAGGCAAGATAAACAGACTCTATCCGTGGGTGGGTGGTAAAAGATTCGCCATCGCTAATACCGGCATGATTCTTGGCGAGGTAGCCGAGAAGGGTGAATACCTGCCCGTCAAGAAAACCGAAACCAAGTTCGATGTCTATGCCAGGAAGTACGGCAACCAGTTAGACATTTCTTGGGAAGCCATACTCGCGGATGATCTGGGGGCGCTACAGAACACCCCCAATGAATTTGCATGGCTGGCGGCTAACACTGAGCATTATCTGGCTGTCAACTCTTATGCAAACGATGTAGGCACTCATGCGGGCGGAAACCTGTATGAGGTCGGCGTGAATGCCGGAGTCCTGCCGCTTACCATCGGCAACCTCGAATTGGATGTGGCTAGGATGCAGGCATTCAGGCATCCAAGCGGACAGCCGATGCGGAACCGCCCGAAGTTTCTCGTTATCTCTGATGGTGGATTGGAGTTTACCGCTCGACAAATCCTGACCTCGGCTAACAAGATGTGGATAACGGATGCTGATGTTGGCTTGACTGTACCGGTTGCGATGCCGACAACCAACGTCCTAGCCCAGTATGGTTTGCAGCTCGTGATAGACCCTTGGCTATCGATTGCTGGCACTGCTGGCTTTACACAGAATACCTGGTATCTGTTTGCCGACCCAGCAAATATCGCAGCCGTGGAATGCGATTACTTGCAAGGCCATGAGAATCCCGAAATCTGCATGAAGGCTTCGGATAAGGTCTCGGTAGGTGGAGGCGATGTTGGCCCAATGACCGGCGATTTTGCTACCGACAACATTCTCTACAGGGTGAGACAGTGTTTCGGCGCAAACAAGCTGGATTGGCGAGCGACTTACGTCAACACCGTTGCCGATACGAGGTAAATTTTGCTCTTAGAGGGGGAGGTTGGAGGTCACCCCTTCCCTCTCCCTCTAGGGGGACTGAGAGGTGAGATATGCAATCTGTAATTGACTTCCCTTGGGAAGTAAAGAATGTAACCGGAACACTTCTAGTTAAGACTGGCACTGGTGCGCTACATACCATTGTTGTCAATTCAATAGCAGCACAGAGTTCAGTTGCCATATATGACGGCCTGACTGCTGCTGGCACTCTGCTCGGAACTTTGACCGCAGCAACTTCGCATCCGGTGACCTTGATGTATGGTGCCAGAATTTCAACTGGAATCTACATCGTTATAACTGGCACAGCTGATTTGACAGTAACTTATAAATAGGAGAGTTATGGCAGCGACCTATGTATGGGATAAAAATAAAAAGCGGTGGGTGCTTGTTTCAGATATTGTTATTCCTGAATTCACTCCTCCACCTAACAAATATAAAGTTACTAATTTATATGTCGACCCACCAACAAAAAGATTAGTTGTGGAATATGATTCTAAGATATAAGGAGGTGCAAAATGGCGATAGAGAAAATCTATTTAGACCCAAATGCAGCAGCTTATGCGGACTTAGCAGACTTGGATTCTGTGGCTGCGGCTAAATTGGCAGGTATTGCAGCGGGAGCTGAAGTAAATCCTACTGCTACGGCTATTCGGGATAGTATAGTCGGGCTTGCAGACGATGCCCGTAAGATTGTTATCAGCAGACCTACATCAGGGCAGAAAAAGATTTACGCATTACAGACGCATTCAGACGGTAAACAGGAAATAGAGCAGAGCGATACGGCTGAGAGTTAAAATGGCTGCTGAAAAGAAATATCCTGGCCATCCAGAGTTAACAGCAGGAGAGGCAACTGCGTTGCATAGTCACGCTGTTAATACTTTCCCTGTTGGTGCTGTCTTTCTTGCTGTGGTTAATACTGATCCCAATGCCCTACTTGGGTATGGTACTTGGAGTCAGATAGCTCAGGGGCAGTTTCTGGTTGGTCAAAAGGCAACTGATGCCGACTTTGATGTTGCAGAAGAGACAGGTGGGGCAAAGACCCATACGCATACCGACCATCCCGCAACAGCAACTAGCACCTTTGCCGCTACTTCTAAACTTGGAACTAGCACGGCTAATACAGCAACGATTGGGCATAGCCATAATACTCCAATACTAAGTCACAGTTCACCAAGCCACTTGCCACCATATTTCGTAGTTTATGTTTGGAAAAGGACGGCATAGAAAAATGTCATTTACTTATGTTCTTACAACTAATATCGGTAAAGTCAGGCTGAAAATAGCAGATACTGATGGTACTTCTTTTCACTTTACCGATGAGGAGATACAGGTCTTCTTAGATGAGGCCAGTGATGACATTTTGCTTGCGGCAGCCTTAGCTCTTGAAGCATGGGCAGCTTCTTTATCAGAGAGTTCTACCAGCGAAAAGATAGGCGACTATGCCTACACAAAGAAACAAACAGACAATATGCTTGCTCTGGCTCAACGATACCGTGACGCCTCTGGCTCCGGGCCAGTAGTAGATTATGCGGAGATGGACTTGGCGGCAATCGGTGAATTTGAGGAGAGCGAATGAGCTATACCGATTTATTGATAAACACCGCCACTATCAGGCGTTTTACTGCAGGCGCTCAAGATGCCTATGGCAACCCTGTAAAGACATGGGCTAACCATCTTGTAAGTCAGCCATGCCGTTATAGCGAGCCCAAAAACAATGAAATCAAAGTTGGTGCTGAGGTACTTATCTATGACCTCGATTTATTTATGAACGATGTAGATATCACCGCCCAGGACAGGGTTGTTTTGAATAGTGTGACCTACGAAATCTTAGGCGTGAAGGATAGACAAAATGGAATGGCGGCACACCACAAAGAGTTAGCAATAAGGACAGTAAAATGAGAATGAATGTTACGATAGATTTGAACCTAAAGACCAAAGAGGCTACTGAGACAGTCGTGAAGGCTGCCAGGTTAGCCATGAGGGATACTGTTCAGGATATTCAGCAAGAAGCTATACATTGCCATCCTTATAAAGACCGAACTGCGACCAATACTCGTTCAATAGGATTTGAGGTTAGCGGTGCCGGCAGCAATAGAATCGTAGACCCCAATAAAATAGAAGGCGCAGTCTATAGCGAATCTGGCTATGGCGGGTTCTTGGAAACAGGCACAGTGAAGATGAGTGCCTATCCTTACATCAAACCCGCTGCCGATAAAAAGCTTCCTAACTTTCCTCAGAGAATGAAGGCGCACTTGCCATGATAGATACTAACGCAGTCATAAAATCTTACTTAGCCAGCGATGCTGCTCTGGCAATATTGGTGTCAACTCGAATTTATTGCCCGCGCTTACCAGAGAATGCAACCTTACCAGCGATAGGATTTTTTACCAGAGGCGGAACTTCAACACCTTATATCCCAGGGATGCCGGCGCCCAGCGTTCAATTCGATTGCTGGGCTTCAAGTCCTATAGTGGCCAGACAGGTCTATCGTGCTCTCTACGATGCTTTACAGGGAATACAAAATGTAAAGGTGGGCTCTAATTATATTTTAAGCGCGCGAGAAGAGGTACAGGGACAAGATTTAGTCGATTCCGAAGTGCAGGGTTACTTTCGGGTACTTTCATTTTGGGAAATTATGTTAAGGTGATATGACTATGCCAGAATTAGGAATTCAAAAAAGAGGTATTGAAATAGGAAGGAAGGGTACTAATACTTGGCAATGGTGTGCTTGTCCTAAATGTGGTAAGGAACGTTGGGTTTATCTTAGATACGGTAAGCCTGTTTCGATACATTGTGTCCAATGTCGTGGTTATATTTTAACACCTGCAAGAATTAAAGTGCATGAATCACAAAGAGGGATACCAAGAAAACCTGGTATTATCAAAAGTGGTAAAGAATCCCATGCCTATAAAGATGGTAAAAGTAGAACTGTTCAAGGCTATATAAAAATACTTCTAGCCCCTGATGATTTCTTTTATCCGATGGCAAATTCTAAACATTATGTCTTAGAGCATCGCCTTGTGGTCGCTAAAGCTCTAGGTAGATGCCTACAACCCTGGGAACTCGTGCATCACAAAAATGGAATTAAAGATGATAACCGTTATCCTGAGAATTTAGAATTAACCTTGATTGGTTCTCATAGTAGAGAACATGGCAAGGGTTATCGTGATGGTTATCAAAAGGGATTGATTGATGGTAGAAATAAGCAAATAGAATCACTTAAATCACGAATTGAGATTTTAGAATCACGTTTAACTATCCTTGAAGCAGAGCAAGCAATTCCCAATGAGATTATGGTGAGATGAGCAAAAAACACAAAAGGAGAATTGAAGAGATGATAGACATAGACCCTGAGAAGGATATGCCCTTACCTGAGCGGTTAAAGGTGGATAATCAGACACCTACGGTTACAGAAGAGCCTACAGAAGCCCCTGTGCAGCCACTAGAGGCTAAAATTGAGGCATCTAAGGTAAAAAAGGTAATACCAGAGCCAGAAGTAGTCGAACCTGACTCTGAGGAGATAATCAAGGCGCGCAAAAACGCACATCAAGCAATGTTAAGGAGGTAAATATGGCAGACCAAACAATGACAGTAACTAATCTAACGGCAAGCATCACAGACTTGGCAGCACATGCCAATAGTTTAGCTGGCAATGCAGCCGGAGCTGACTGGTGGTATATGCCCAATGACGGTCATACCGTACTTTTAGTAGATGCGGTGACTGGCGATACATGGACTTTCACCGCCGTAGCCGATAAATTCGGGCGGACTGAGACGTATACCTTAGTGTTGGCTTCTGGCAAATGGGGTACAACGAAAACCATGCTACCTGAACTGTGGAATCAGTCCAATGGATGCGTGAAGTTCAAGCCAACGGTCGGTAATGCAGGTGATAAACTGCTTGCCGTAAGAATCCCATAAAGGAGGTAAAATATGGCAAAAACAATAGCGAATGTCTTAGTTGGAGTAGCGACTCTCTATTTTAAGTATCCGGTGGGCGGAAGTTATGTCGAGGTCGGCTACACTGAAGATGGCGTGAATCTGGAATATAACGCTGACACAGCAGATATCGATGTCGAAGAGGCAACCTTCCCGCTTGCTAGGAAAATCACCAAAGAACGGTTATCGGTCAAATGTAATATGGCTGAATCCAGCCTAATAAACATGGACAAGGCCATAGCGGGTTCAGTTTTGGCAGCCAGCACAATTACTATCGGTGGCGGCATCAACAAAGAAATGTCCATCCAGATAGTCGGCACCAATCCGGCAGGCTTTGCTAGGACAGTCACAATCGCCCTAGCGACCGCTGTGGGAACGGTAGGTATGAGCTACCGCAAAGGCGAAAAGACAGTTGTTCCGGTGGAGTTCCAAGCCCTGAAGGGTGCCAGCGATGTCTGCACAATAGTCGATGCTGCTGCATAAGAGGTGAAAGATGGAACGAACTGAAGAGCAGAAAGTTGCTCGTGCATCAGTGTTTGTCCTATTGGGCGGGAAAGAACACGAGGTCAGGCAGCTTACCCTTGAGGAATCGAGGGTTTGGAAACAGTCAGTCGCAAAACTATTGACTGAAGGTTTCAAATCAACCAAAGTC